CTGAAAGTTTTTTATTATGTTGTTCTTCGTGCATGGAGGATATTATGCACAATCTTATTTCTTACAATCAATTAGCTGCTTGGAAGAGGTTGGAAAATTCAATAGATAATTTCATTGATCAACACGAATTAATGAATTCATACTTTGAATGTTTGACTGAATGTGATGAAGATAAACAGACATGTAAAAAAGTTTGTAGGGATTTGCTAAAAACTGTATAACCATTTGGGGAGTTGACTACTCCCCTTTTTTTATATACAATTGTAGAGATGACATTTAACTAAATGGATAAAGAAAGAGTTGGACTGATAGTTAAAAACTTAGAACTTCTTGTACATTCTTTAAAGCAAGAACTTAACAGTGTCCCTGAGGAAGTTTTGAAGAATGATGAAGCAGTGATTGTTCCTTATGAAGAAGATTATGATGAGGTATTTTCTGGATGAAACTTAAAAAAATGTTGAAGTTGTTGAAAGAAGCAACAGAAAACCAATCTAAGTTATACACACCAGCAGAATTAGATTACATGAATCATCAACTTCAAGTGATTGAAGAAGAAATACTTAGACTTGAACACAGAGATTACAAAGGATTTGGTAAAAAATGACTGTAAAACTTATTAGTGTTACGCCAGATGCAGAAAAGACAATGGCATACGTTGCTAGAGTGTCTAACCCTAGTAATCAAGACAACGAAAACTACGCAGGGTTATTGCGTTATTGCATTAAACATAATCATTGGTCTGTTTTTGAGCAGGCTACTATGACTTTGGAAATTGAAACTAATCGTGGTATTGCTGCTCAGATTCTGCGCCACAGAAGTTTTACTTTTCAAGAGTTTAGTCAAAGGTATGCAGACACAAGTTTGCTGACTGATCATATTCCAATTCCAGATTTGCGTAGACAAGACACTAAGAATCGTCAAAATTCTATTGATGATATGTCAGAATATGAAAAACTGACTCTTCAAGGAATGATTGCAAATCATTTTTCTTCTGCCAATAATCTGTACAAAACTCTTCTGGAACATGGTGTGGCAAAAGAGTGTGCAAGGTTTGTGCTCCCTTTGGCAACTCCTACAAGAATCTATATGACAGGTTCAGTAAGGTCATGGATTCATTATATCAATCTGCGTTCTGCTAATGGAACACAAAAAGAGCACATGGAAATTGCAGAAGAATGTAAGTGTATGTTCACATGCCAGTTTCCAACAGTGTCTGAGGCACTTGAGTGGACTAGGGAAAACTGTTCAGAGTGTGTAGACCAACCATCTATTATAATTGAATGAAATGGAGATTGATGTAAGTTATTCTGATGTTTGTGACTTATTAGTTCAAAAAAATATAGTTGCAATTTATCAAGGTAGATGTGAAGCTGGCCCAAGAGCTTTGGGAAATAGATCTATCTTATATGATCCAAGAGATTTAAATGCAAAAGATCATGTTAATAGAGTTAAAAAGAGAGAATGGTTTCGTCCTTTTGCTGGCACTATTCTTTTAGAACACGTTCATGATTGGTTTGATATGATTGGATTAAAAGAAAGTCCATTTATGTCCTATGCAGTAGAAGTGTTGGAAGATAAAAAGAATTTAATTCCAGGTATTATTCATGTAGATAATACTTGTAGAATTCAAACAGTCACAGAAAAACAAAATTATCATTACTATAATTTGATAAAATGTTTTTATAAAAAAACTTCTGTTCCAATTCTTTTTAATACTTCTTTTAATCTTGGTGGAGAAACCTTAGTAGAAACATTAGAAGATGCTATAGATACCTTAAAAAGATCTGAAATTGAATACTTATTTTTACCAAAAAAAATGAAATTAATAGTGGAGGAGAATGTTTAATGTACATTCTTGGTATAAACATATCTCATGACTCTTCAAGTTGTTTACTTAAAGACGGTGAAATTGTTTTTTATAGAGAGGATGAAAGAGTATCTAAACTTAAACACAACAGTTGGAGTCATCAAAGACCTATTCCTTTCAATTACTACCACAGTAAAAATATTAAACAACATACTAGTTTAATTGACCATGTAATTTTTTCTTCTTTTGGAGATTCTTCTTATGATTTAGAAATAATTAATGGTGTTTTAAGACAATTAAAAGAGTCTGGTATAGAATGGAGCAACTCTATATTTAATGAAAATGCTCATCACTTGTACCATGCTTCTATTGCAGCATTTTCTTCTGGGTTTGAAAACTGTGCTTGTTTAGTAATTGATGGGTCTGGAGCATATCTTGAACAAGATCAAAATCCTTTTAGAGAAATTGAATCCATATATTCTTTTAATTTATCTGAAGGATTTGAAAGAAAATTCAAACACTATTCTAAATTAGGTAAAAGTAATTACTGGCAATTCAATGTTTTAAACGAAGATGGACACACTTTAGTTCTTTCTGATTCTATGGGGTGTGGATTGATGTTTAATGAATTTTCTTTTCAGTTAGGATATAATAGTGGACATGATGCTGGCAAAATAATGGGACTATCTTCTTATGGAAACCACACAGGAAAATATGGAAAGTGGTTTTCTTATATTGATGATGTTGGTATAACAAATAACAATTTATTATATCCACTTCTTAGTAATATTTCAAATAGAACTGATCAAGAAAAAAAAGATATATTGAAAACTCTTCAAGAAGAAACAAAAACTCATACAATATATCTTATTGAAAAAGCATTAGATCTTTGTAATACTAACAATATATCTCTTTCTGGTGGATATTTTTTGAACTGTGTTAATAATTATCAGTACCTAAAAAAATTTCCAAATGTCAATTTTTATGTGGATCCTATATCACATGATGGGGGTACAGCAATTGGAGCAGCAAAGTATTTGTGGTGGGTCATTACAAAAGATCAGACTATTAGAAAGTTAGATAATTTATATCTTGGTTGACACCCATAAATATTTTTTGTATACTATTATTACACATGGCAATTTATCCAATCATTCATAAAGAGACAGGTGAAAAAAAAGTGATTGAACTGAGTGTTCATGATATTACTAAATGGTACGAAGACAATCCTGAGTGGAAAAGGGATTGGTCAGAAGGATGTGCAACTCCTGGAGAAGTTGGTGAGTGGAAGAACAAACTCATTCAAAAAAATCCAGGATGGAACGATGTGCTTGAAAAAGCATCTAAAGCCCCAGGTTCACGTGTAACTAAAATCTAATGGCAAGAAACAGAAGAAGAAACTCAGGAGATTCTCCTATTGGGATTGGTACAACTTCAAGAAATAGAAAGAAGAGAAAACCAATTAACTCAGAAACTTTACTTGATATTCAACCACTGACTAAGAATCAAACAATTTTGTTTGATGCCTATGATTTAGAAAAACATTTGTTTGTCTATGGTTGTGCAGGTACAGGTAAAACATTCTGTGCATTATACTTGGCACTTAAAGATGTTCTTGATGAACTTACACCTTATGATAAGATTGTAATTGTTAGATCTTTGGTATCAACTAGAGAAATTGGGTTCCTTCCTGGAGATCATGAAGACAAGTCAAGTCTTTACCAAATTCCCTATAAGAATATGGTAAAGTATATGTTTGAGTGCAACTCTGATGCAGAGTTTGAGATGCTCTATGGTAATCTCAAGGCACAAGAGACAATCAGATTTTGGAGCACCTCATTTATCAGAGGAACAACTCTTGATAATTCTATTATTATTGTTGATGAATGTCAGAACTTGAACTTTCATGAACTTGATAGTATAATTACTAGGGTTGGTGACAACTCTAAGATTATGTTCTGTGGTGATGCCACACAGTCTGACCTTACAAAAACTAATGAAAGAAATGGAGTTCTTGATTTCATGAAAATCATTCAAAGAATGCCAGAGTTTGAATCTATTGAATTTGATATTGAGGATATTGTCAGATCTGGTTTGGTTAAGTCTTACATTGTAAACAAAATGGCAGCAGGGTTTTAATGTTCAATCATGTTAGTATGAATCTTCCCAAACTTGAAAGGGAAGAAATTGATGGAGTTAGATATTATAAATTACCTGGGGAAGATAACCTTTCCAGGTTAGTTTCTATTACATCAGTCACAAGCTTTCACAATAAACATATTTTTGAAGAATGGCGAAAGAAAGTTGGTGAGGCAGAAGCAAACAAAATCAATAGACAAGCAACAAGTCGTGGGACAGACCTTCACTCTTTGGTAGAAGGATACTTACATAATGCAGAACAGTTACCACAGGTTCAACCACTTTCATATTATCTTTTTCAGATTGCAAAAGAAAAACTAAATAGCATTGACAATATTCATGCACTTGAAAGTTCTCTTTATAGCAAACAATTAGGCATCGCAGGAACAGTTGATTGTATTGCAGAGTACAATGGTGAACTATCAGTCATAGACTTTAAGACGTCAAAGAAACCAAAACCAAAGGAGTGGATTGAACATTACTTTGTTCAGTGTGTTGCTTATGCTTGTATGTTTTATGAGATGACAGGTATTCCTGTTAAGAAGTTAGTTATCTTAATGGCATGTGAAGATGGGGATTGTGTTGTTTATGAGGAGTATGATAAAATGAAATATATTAAGTTACTTAATGGATACATTAAAGAGTTTATTCAAACTAAATTAAAAGAATATGGAAGATAAATTAAAGGATGCATTGGAAGTTAAGTTTCTGTGCCCTGCAAAGTTTTCTCAAATTATAGAAGACCTTGTGAAGACTAATGAAGAAATGAATTACATAGATGCTATTGTCTTCTATTGTGAGCAAAACAATCTTGAAGTTGATTCTGTTAGTAAACTAATTAGCAAACCACTCAAAGAAAAATTAAAGTGTGATGCTATCAATTTAAATTTTTTAAAAAGAACATCCAGAGCTAAACTTTTGATATGACACCCTTTGATGCTTATAAAACTTATCTTGCATTAAAGAATCACTTTACTAAACCAAAATATGATTACTTTAAGTATGCAGGTAAGTCCAGAGCATCAGGAGAATCATTCAATAAACGTAAAGATAAGTATTGGTTTGAGAGAATTAGTAGACAGAAGAATGATGAAGAGATAAAAAACTTCTTTTTGTCTAACTTTATAGGTAATGATAATCCACAAGCCATGTGGATTGGAGAAATTATTAGAGAAGGTGATTCTTGTTACAAAGAATGGATGAAGAGACAGCAAAGTTTGTCCTACATGTTTAAACAAGAATCAGAAGATATGTTGTCTGAAAGCAACTTAGAGCAGGTTCTTGATGCTTCAAAGCAACATCCAGTCATTCTAAAAAAGTTCCTGAGTGGGAAGATTAGTATAGAAACTTTTACTATTTGGGATAGAATATTCCTGTTTAGGAATAATTTTGACAAACAACTTTTAGATCCTGTATGGGAGATAGTGTCATTAAAGATACAGAAATACTCTCCATTCCTAAATATCGATGTACAGGAGTACAAAAAAACTTTGAGAAATATTGTGGAGAGATGACATGTCCTTCTTCGATTCAGATATAGTTCAGAAGGAACTTAAAACTATTGAGAAGTTACAAAGGGAACTTACAAGAAGTGTCTTGAGATTTCCTAATATGTCCAAGGCTGAAAAGTTAGAACATGTTAATTTGTTATCTGAACTTTTAGAAAAACAAAAAATCCTGTATACAAGATTGTCATTATCAGATGACCCTCAAGCTATTGAAAAAAAGAATGAAATTATTGAGTCATCAAAACTTCTTGGGTATGGTGACCCATCAGATATGAATGTGATTTTTGATAACATGCAGAAGGTCATTAAAAGACTTAAAAGGGAAGCAGAGGTTGACTAAGACCTTTGCTTTTGCTATGATGTCTGTGGATAATCGATCCAATTAATCCAACTAATCCGAGGTAATCTAATGTCTTTTTCAGACCTTAAAAAGAAATCTTCTCTTGGTTCTCTTACATCCAAACTGGTACAAGAGGTAGAGAAGATGAATACATCTGGTGGTTCCAGTGATGAACGTCTCTGGAAACCAGAAGTAGACAAAGCAGGAAATGGATTTGCAATCATTCGTTTTCTGTCTGCACCCCAAGGGGAAGACCTTCCTTGGGCAAAGGTCTATACTCATGCCTTCCAAGGTTCTGGTGGGTGGTTTATTGATAACTGTCTGACCACCATTAATCAGAACTGTCCTGTCTGTGAAGCAAACAGGGAACTGTGGAACACAGGCAGCAAGGCAAATCAAGAGATTGTTCGTGATCGTAAGCGCAAACTGTCTTACTATTCTAACATCTATGTTGTTCAGGACAAAGCACATCCTGAGAATGAAGGAAAGGTATTCCTTTATAAGTATGGCAAAAAAATCTTTGACAAGATTATGGCAGCTATGAAACCTGAGTTTGATGATGAAACTCCTATCAACCCCTTTGATTTCTGGGCTGGTGCCAACTTTAAAGTAAAGATTACCAAGAAGGATGGTTACTGGAACTATGACAAGTCAGAGTTTGGTGCTCCTGAACCTCTGTTTGATGATGATGGTGCCATGGAGGCAGTCTGGAAGAAGACATATTCTCTGGCAGAGTTTACTGATCCTGAGAAGATGAAGACCTACGAACAACTTGATGCTCGTCTGAAAGCTGTTCTTGGTAAGAAACCAGTCCAACAGGATGAATCCTTTGATGATGAAGGTGAAGATCGTGGTCCTGTTCCTACTGCTGAGGAAGTAGTACAGGGAAAGTCTGGTGGGACTCGCTCAGCAAGTCGTTCACCCTCTTTTGATGATGAGGAAGATGATGCTCTAAGTTATTTCCAGAAGTTGGCTGAGGAATGATTATCTTGGGGAGAGTACTCTGCTACTCTCCCCTTTTTTAGTATTGTTATCAACATACTGTGAGGAGAATCCATAAGACATAATCCTTCTCATGTCATCAATAGCAGTCTGTAAATATCTTGGCCTCAGTAGGTAAATATTTCTTTTCTTATCATTCTGTTGAATTTCATATTCATAAATACTGATCATTTTAACTGGATTTTTTGTGATTAATGTGCCAGTTAAATTAACTTGACTTGTACTATTAAATCTTACAAGAGATGAGTCAAATCTTGTTGAGGTTGAATCAAATGTATAGGTCCCTGTTGTAGTTGTGGAGGTTTTGACTTGATCATCATAGTAACTAATAGTAAAGTTGGAATCAATAATCTTACCAGCAGGAACAATCATTTTACCTCTGGAATCAGTCACTAATGTAGTTTCATAATGATGTGCTGATGCTAACTCTGCTTCTGTATATTTTCTTTCCAAGTAGTTAGAAAACTCTGCATCAGACAGTGGCCATTCAGTTCTTATGTTGAGGATATTGTTTGAGATTAGAACAACCCAATCATAGGTAGAACTTCCATAAACTTTCTCTGCTACTTGGTCAGGACGTTCTTCACCAACAATCTTATACTTTGTAAAGGTAGTAGCATTCTGAAAGAAGTCGTCACGAATCTTTGCTCTTCTAAACAGGTTCTTGACTCTTGCATAATCATATGCAGAGTTTCTGTTTGTTTGTTGTGACTGGTAAAGTAAGTCTGATACTTCTCTGAAATATGTCATCCTCCCCCCCTCCCTGGAACTTCTTTCACCAGGAGTGATCGTCCTTGCATCAGCATTTGTATCTCCTGTATTATTTACTGGTGCTCCTCCTCTTCCTGTTGGACGTTCTGGAGGTTTTGGAGGTGGTGTTGTTGTTCCTTCAACTTTATCTGCTTTATTATCAAAATTATTAGGTCCAATATCATCTTGATTATCATCATATTCATCATTAAATATTGGAGTCAATTCAGTAAATCCTAATTGTATTATTACTGATACTGGTTGTGACCCACCAGCAGCAGGGTCTGTATATGCTGCATAGAAACCATCAGGAGTATAGTTTGCAGAAAATGAAACTAATGCACAAGTTTTTATTTTTCCAATACTTTTTAACTCACTATTTCCTGATTTAAATTGTAACTTGAAAACATTTGGAGTTCCTAAAAAGAATGATGCCTCTTGTGTTATACCTTTTTTAGGAGACATTCCTTGTTTGAAAAATCTTATAATAGTTCTAATTTCTTTTGCTTCTGGTTCATCTCTTGGAGTCATTTTAAATTGAAACCCAAACTGCCTTAACTTTGGTCCATTAAAAAGGAGTTCTAAGTTGGGGTTGATTGCAGCACCAGTAGA